CCGCTCTTCTAATTCCACCTGCAAGTACTGCGTCAGCAATATGACAAACCATATCGTGAACTTCAATTGGAGATAATTTTTCACCATCTTCTTTTGCTTCCAACATACTTTTTAGTTTGTGAAGACAATCTTTCAATGGTTGAGGACCTGGTGCTTTACCACCTGATGTTACAAGTTGAGCTCCTTTTGCTCTGATATCAGAGAAATCAAATTCAGGAGTTGATAATTGGTCACCAAAGTATGACTTGAATAAAACTTTAATTGCATCTGCCCATCCTTCGATTGAATCACCAATTAAGAATCTTCTTTTTCTATTTGCGTTTGGTTTTCTAATTTCAGGTAATTGTTCTACGTGATGTTTTTGTACTGAATAACCCACACCAGTACCACCTAATAATAAGAACATTGCTTCAGAAAAAGCATCCAAGTGGTCGATTGGTAAATAAGCACAATTATAAATTCTGTTTGGACTTATTTCAATTGGTTTACCACCGAACTGCATTGACCTCATCGAAGGTAATACTTTTTTATTGTAAACGTATTTGTATGCTTCAACAATTTCCCCACCTAATTCAGGGTACTTTTTGATGTGCATGTTCATATTACGTGTTACTAATTCTTCCCACGTTTCTCTCCTATTATATTCGGGGAGAAATTTTGCGTACTTCATGTAGACTGTCAAGTCAGACAATATCTTTTGAGATGCGTCCATAGTTTTAATTTAAATTATTATTTTTTTTTATTTTATTGTTGTTGTTCTCTTAATTTCCTTTTTTCGAGTAATTCCTTTACTCTGTCACGTTTTCTTTCTTCTTGTTGACCTTCAAATCCTAAGAAGGTAACTGAACTATCTGTATCAATTTCCAACAATTCGTTGTCAAATTTACAGTTTTCAAACACAACCCCGTCTTTACCAATACGTGATTTGGTAATGGCAATAGTTGCCAAGTTCATTTCCTTTTGTTGTAATGTTTTTGCCACGGAAATAATTACGTGTCCTACTTGAGCCTTTTTAATTGACCCACCCATTTGGTCAGTTGTTACAACTTCTGATGAAATTGATGACCTATTACCTTGTGTTGCCGTCCATCCTACCAACGATAACTCGTGACACATTGCTTCAAACCCTCTCATAACTGAACCCTCAGCTTTCCATTCATCTTTTGATGATGATTCTGGAACCACGCAATCAATATAATCCAATAGAATCAAATCTAATTTGTTTCCGTCGGCAATCATTTTTCTTACTTGGTTTTTAATTTGAGACATTGTCATTGAATCCGATGGTAATTTCTTTAACACCAATTCATTTTTCATTGTCTCTTTGATTTGCCCAATTTTTTCCATAACTTCTTCTTTATGTTGAACCAAGTTATCGGGAGCAATTCCTGTCCAAAGGGTAAAATGTTTTCTTTGAACAATCTTCGGGTTGTCCTCAAAGAATATTTGAAGAACGTTATAACCCAAGTTAAATGCGGTGTTAGCAATCTTAGTTAAGATTGTTGTCTTACCTACACCAGTTGGAGCAAGGATAACACCAATCTCACCTTTTGCCAAACCACCCTTTAATAACTTATCAATTCCGGGTATTCCAATTGGAATTGGATGTCTATAATCCTCATCCAAAACTGTATCCAAGTTAGAGAAGATATCGGTAACTCCCGTGTCTCTTTCTCCGACTTGTAATGCCTCACGAACAAGTCCTTCAACTTTATCGTAAGATTCAAAATCCCCTTCATTAATAATTTTTTGGGCTCTGTCCATTGCCTTTTGAAGTTCCTGTTGTTTACAGAATTTCAAGGCTTTTTCTTGAACAAATAATGTTCCCTCATCGGGAGCATCTTTGATTTGTTTTAATGTGTCCAAGACAATCTTGGCAACAAGTTCTTGAGTTATTTCAGATTTAACAATCTGCTCAAGAGTTTCAAAGTTGGGAGTAGATTCATATTTTTTGTGATACTCCTTAACCATCTGTAAGATGATTTTAAAGTATTTGTTATCAAAATATGAGCTCTCAATTACGTCCATAATTGTGGTAGAGAACTCTTTGTCTACAATAATTTGGTTTAAAAGTTGTAGCTGAAATGTGTTCCCTAAGTAATCAAAATTCTTATTCATATTGCGTTTTCTCTCCCCTTGTTTTATTAAATATTTACTTACTTACCTTAAAGTCTAAAAATTAAAACTTAATTTTTTGTCTGAAAAAATGTCAGTTAAAGACTTTAAAACGTCTTTGATAATTGGTCGTACGTCAACTGTATAACGAACTTTTGGTGGGAATAATTTTCCGTTAAAAACTCTATGACAAATTGTCTGCTCTCCCAACTTGATGAAAATGTTAAAATCTTCAGGTCCATCGGTGAACGATGTGTCCATAACTGCGGGGTCATTCACAATTGAATCTTGGTAGTCCAACATATAGATTACCGTCTTCATTTTTAAATAATACTCCAACTCATCTTGTAATGATTTAACATACGAATACAACTCACTCGAGTTCTTCGAATTAGGGTTATATCCCCTTACGTTAAAAAATCTTTGAACGACAATGTTGCCATTCAACGTCAATAGAAATTCCATCTTGGTACTTTCTTGCTCTCTCATAATTTTACTTTTGGTTTGTGTTTCTTTTTTCTTTTCTTGTTAGTTTCATAAACGGCTTAAGGAATTCAACCCAAGCCTCATCGTTCTTTGGAAGATATTTGAATAGACCATCGTCCATCATCATTCTCATCAAATTACGATACCCCCTATCTGTGGGGTCAATTGTGTCGGTTAAGATTTGTGATACCAATTCTTTTCCTTCATCTGTGATTAATGGATTGGATAAATCCACAATCTTTAAGTTTGTTTTGTAGTATTGTTCACCAAATATACCACTTTTTGTCTTACCAGTCAAAATATTTAACAAAGTTTTTGATTTGTTGGTCTCTGATAATACCTGAGCTGAACCCATAATTTCCTCTACATTAAGAGGTTGTTTTGTTATTTCAGGGAAAAACTTAATTAAAGTTTTTTCTCCTAACCCCTCGATTCCATTAATATTGTCCGATTTATCCCCCGTTAAGATTTTACATAATAAAACATTATAGTGAGGGAATTGAACTTTGTTAAGGGTAATCATATCCCCCTGTCTAAAGTATTGTTTTGCATTTGGGGAGTAGATGGTCACTCTCTCGGAGATAAGTTGTGTGAGGTCTTTATCTGACGAAAAAACAATAATATTCTCGTCCTTTGCCATCTGACAATAATAAGCAATAAGGTCATCGGCTTCGTTATTAATTAACTCAACCTGTCTTACAAAAACTTCTTCAAGATATTCCTTAACTCGTGATTTTTGATTTAGATATGACTCGTACTTATACTCATTCATATCTTGTCTTCTATTAGCTTTATATTGGGGATATAAAGCTTTCCTTACTGATGAATTAGAATCACCATCCCAAAACACAATTACCTTATCGTGGTTGTGTTCCTCAAGGAATTTGCGGATGGTGTTTATAAAATGATAAACACCACCCACGTGGTCCCCGTCGCTAAATAAATCTTTAACTCCGTGGAATCCTATTTTAAATAAATTATCTCCGTCTACTAATAATGTCTTAATCACAATCGTGATTTAAAGGGTGTAACAATAAAACTAATCTTCTTTTTCTTCTTTCAAATCAAAATCTAAAGAACTTATTCCAAGAATATCTTTCCAATAGTCAGCATATTCTTTTTTGTATGATTCAATAGATTCTTTTTCTTCAGTGCTATCTTTACCCGCCAAAAATCCGTGAGGTGTTACGATAATCTTTCCATCTTCATAACCCAAACCATTGATGTGGTTTTTCATTACAGATACCTTTGTTCTTGAAGCGAACTTAACACTTCGTTTGTCTTTGGTAGCAGTAATCTTTGTTGTTCCCGCTCCCTTTTGATTTCCAAATAAGAATACCAAAGATGAGTTTAACCAAATTGCTTCACCACCTTTTGCTTTAATTTTTGGTTGACCGAAAGGATTATCGGGTAATTCAACCCAAGGCTGATTAACGATAACCAAAGTGTTCTCATATTTTGAATCCGCTTTACGTGAACCTGAAATACGTTGGTTAATACCCATACCAATTTTGTCGGCAAGTGTTGATGCGTTGTGTTGCTTTCCACCTTTACCTTCAAATGTCATCTTACAAGGAACTGAACCAACAGAATCCCATAAGAATAACAAACTATAATCTAATTCACCTTTTTCTTGTGCGTCCAATAATGAATTAATATAATCTGTAATTTGTTCGATGTAGTTAAAGTTGTTGTTGAAGATATAAAATCCATCCCAATCAACTTCACCTGTTGTTTCATCAACAACCTCTTCACAATCAAAACCCATAAGTTTTGCGTGTTCAAAAGACCATTTCTGTTCCGTAATAATAAACACAGGTAATATACCTTTTTTCTGAGCATCCACCGCAGTTTTAACCAAAGCAGTTGTTTTTCCAGTATCAGAGTGACCCAAGAACATATTCAAATGTCCAATAGCCGGACCAGGTAATCCAACAGCATCCAAGAAATCAGAACCTAAGTCAAAAAATCTTTGTGGTTTATATTTTGCAGAAGTGGAAAACTTCTTTTTAACTGAACTGAAATCGTTCTTTTTAATTGCCATGTGTGATATAAATTAAATCATGTATGGTACCATACAAGATACCATACATGATGTGTTTTGTTTATTAGAAAGGTAATTCTGTATCAACCTCAGCGTCAGCTTGTGGGTCAACTTCTTCAACTTTTTCTGCAGATTTTTTACCACCGATAGTAGTTGTTTCTTGAGATGTGTTTTCATAAACATATCCACCCTTATCTGAATCCCATTTTGGTGTTTCACCACGAGCGATTGCTTCAAGATAATCAACAGGTTTTTTAGAATATACATCCAACCAAGTCATCTCGTCATTAATCCAAGCGTTAGCTTGAACTTTGTCTTCATGAACAGGAGTTGGGTCATCATACATGATTGTAGAAATACTTGTGTATTCTTTACCTGCAGGTGTTTTAGATTTACTTAATTCGATAATAAGGTCACGTCCTTTTTCAGGGTCAGTGATATCACCTTTGTTTCTCCAAATCGGAATGATTTTATCTAAGATACCATCATTCTTGTAGTTGTGTTTAAATCTCCAAAATTTAACACCATCAGCTTCGTTATCACGGTCGATAACTTTAACGATGTAAAACTTACGAGACTTGTATTGTTTTGCTAATTCTTTGTCAGATTCTTTACCCGTAGACATCAACTCTTCGTAAACCTCATTCAAAGGTGAACGTTCGTTGTCATTTTTTCCTGGGTCAAAGAATTTGTTCCATTGTCCACCAACTTGAATTTCGTGGTACCATGCTTCTTTGAATGGTGAAGAACCATCTGGTGTTGGTAGAATACGTATTCTACGTTGTCCTGATTTCTCTTTGTCAGAAAGGATACAAGCGAAATACTTTTTCATTCTTTCGTCTTGTGACATTTTACCTTGGGCTCCGCCCCCACCTTGTTGTGATTTTTCGTACTGTGCCAATACGGCGTCTAATGAACTCATCATATGTATAATTTTTAAATTGTGTAATATAAATATACGCCAAGTTTATCACTTTGTCAAATAAAAAAAGGTCTTTATTACAAGACCCTTTAAATTATTTAATACAAATACAATACGAGATTATCTCATATTATTATCAGGATTACTTGACGGTTGGAATGAACCTTTAATATCATTCACATTAATATCCGTTACTTGGTCAGGAGTTAAAACATAATCATTTTTTCCCGTCTTTTCCATATCTTCTTTCTTATCATCAAAGAAATCTGAAAGTTTTTGATTAAATGGGTATGAATCATAGGTTCTTAACTCCAATTTTTCTTGAGGAGTTTTTTCTCTATACTTTTCAATCTTGGTTTCAAGGTCGTTAAGTTTGTTCATAATCGCATCCATCTCACCTAATCTTGATT